ATCATATCCCTAATTATTCTGATCTGGAGGTTGTTTTACCTCTATATCATTTTAAGGATAAACCTTTTGTTCCCAGTGAATATTATAAGGAAACGGCATATGAGTTTGCTGGTATGGCAGCTCAAACTGCTGTAGAGTCTCTCATTACTCAGACTTTTAAGTTTGAACCACAGAGTCTCATTACAGCAACTTATCACAAAGGTAGAGTCTCACCTATTTATACTATTGTTTCAGAATGTGAAGCAATGGTGTTACAGGAAACTAATCCTTATCAACCACTCCCATTTAAACTCCAAAGCAATGAAGATTCTTATGAGATTGGTATGAATAAAATAATGCAAATTTGGGCACAATATGTCCAATCCAATGAAACCCACATTAAACAGTGGATCATGGATAATAAATTGATTGGAGGAATAGAAAATCTCCTCCAATTACATAGATGGTATAGTAAATGTACCAGTTTCAGTGATTACTATGTTTTGACACGTTTAGCCTATAAATTAATTACGGGCAAAGCGTTACAATTAGCTGTCTTTGAACACTTCTTTCCACCAACTGATATTCTGCAAGCAGATTTCACTGAAAATATTGCATTTTTGCGTAACGTTTTTGAAAATTCAAAAAATGTTATCAACTCACCAATTGTGGAAAAATTTACAAAAATGTATGCATTTTTGGTTACCCAAGGGTTCCTTAAGTGTATGAACATGGAAATTTCTGAAAAGGAATTTACCTTGTTGGAAAAAACTTATGTTAAAAAAGAATATGATTCTCAATGTTCTTTTATTATACATACTATTGACCTCGCCATTTTTCTTTGTGAACGTTTGTGCGTTTATAGAGAAACTGGTGATGTTTCTACGTTCTTGCATAATAGCAGTTCGTATAGTGAATGGTTATCTAAAGCAGATAAACTACTTTCACTTGCTCCATTCACATCCAACTTGGGTGCGCATGGAACTACCTATTTCACTTTTTTGTCAGAATTAAACGATACTATTGAGAAAGGTATTGCGATTTCTAAATATTCGCAAAAGAATAGTGGCACTGAGAGCATTTTGATTAAGCGTAAGCTTATGTCATTGCAACTCATTAAGAACACTGAAATTACTAGAGAAGCCGCACAGAAGGAGAGAAAATCTCCTTTTGGTGTTTTGGTTCATGGTGGTTCTAGTGTCGCCAAATCCTCTTTTACTAAGATGCTATATTATTATTATGGTAGTGTTTTTGGTTTGGATAAGGATGATCATTATAGATATGTCCGTAATCCAACTGAGGAATATTGGAACAATTTTGACTCCAGTAAATGGTGTATCCAGATGGATGATATTGCTTTCCTTTTGCCTAGTGCAACTGGAGATGTCGATCCTACCTTGAAGGAATTACTCAATGTTGTTAATAATGTTCCATATGTGCCTTCACAAGCTGCACTTGAAGATAAGGGTAAAACCCCAGTTATGGCTAAATTAGTTATTGCCACTTCTAATGCTGCAGATTTGAATGCACATGAGTATTTTCATTGTCCTTTGGCAGTAAGACGTCGTTTACCATTCGTGGTGAATGTTGTTCCTAAACCAGAGTATTTACATGAAAATCAAAAGTTCATCGATCCTGCTAAATTACCAACAGAATTCGATGGTTATCCTGATTTCTGGATTATTACAGTCCAAAAATTACAACCTGTCCGTAATTGCAATCGCGATTGGGCAGTTCTTGAGGATGTTGCTGTTTTCAGTGATATCAGAGAGTTTTTAAAATTCTTTGGTACTGCTGCTCGAGAGCATGAAGCCAATCAAGATAAAAGCATGAGTTGTGATGAATATATGAAAGATATTACAGTTTGTTCTGTGTGTCTTAATGTATCCAATTCTTGTGAATGTGAATTACAAAATGATGTTGTTACCCATACTGAATTATTATTCAATTGGTGTATCAATATCATTATCACTTTTTTAATGTGGTTGTATACTTTTCAGTATGTTCAAGCTATTGTTAAACGCGCTATTAAACAGCGTATTGTACGATACTTAACTATTAAATTGTATGTTCCACTTTTGTCAAATCAACAACAAGTTACCATCATGGGTTCTTTGAACCAGATGAGGTTTACTCCTAATCAGAAGAATACTCTTTTGATGTTTTCTTTAATTGGTTTTGCATTTACAGGGTTTCTTGTCACGGGTTTTTTAAATCGTGATCGGAAGTTCACAAAAACAGAAACACCTAAAGTTGTTGAAGAAGTTGATATCCAAGGAAATGTCTATGGTACAACTGAATCACAGCTTGAAAAAGAAGAAAATCAAAATGTGTGGTATAATCCGCATATCGAGACCACTAATTTTGATGTTCCTATTGCTTCACGTAGTTTAGTGGGTTTAAATGCCCATCAATTGCGTGATGCTTTTGGCAGAAATTGTGTTCATCTCAATTTTACTGCGCTAGACGGTACATATAGTTGCCGTACTGGTGGTGTTATGATTGTTGGACAACATTGTTTGTTCAATCACCATGTTTTGAAAGAATTTACCAAATTTCGAGTTACACTTGTTAATAGTGATCCAAGTAATGGTTTTTCTTCCAATATTGTATTCGATGTTTCTACAGCAGACATGAGTTTTGTTATTGAACATGATTTGTGTATGATGACGATTAAATCGATCCCACCATATAAAGATATCAGAAAGTTTTGGTTAACTAATGATGTTGAAATTTCTCACATATGTATGCTTAAACGACAACAAGATGCGAATGTTCGTGTCATTGAAGTTTTTGGTGCATGCGTGAAGAAAGATTTTCCCATTGAAGCACTTAATATTAGTGTTAAATTATTGATGGGTCCTGCATCGGTACCAACACAGAAAGGAGATTGTGGTTCACTAGCTATTGCTATGTGTCCCCGTGGCCCTATTCTATGTGGTATCCATACAGTAGGTTATAATAACACACTTGGTATTCCAATTGTGTCATTGCCTATTATTGAAACCTTGATTGGTTCTCTTACACCAGCTAAGTTTATAGTTCAAGCTGGAGCCCGCCCAATGTTGGGTGTGGATGATGAAAAGGTGTTAGTACCTATTCACCATAAGAGTATTTTCCGTTATTTGAAAGATGGAAAAGCTAATATTTTTGGTGCAATTCCTGGTTTTCGACCTCGTCCACGCAGTAAAGTGAAACCCACTATATTGTGTGATGAAGTTTGTGAATACTTTGGAACTGAAATCAAACATGGTAAACCAGCCATGAGTGGTTGGGAACCTTGGCATAATAATGTCAAGGAAATGGTTAAACCTGTTGTTAATTACGATAGGCAGATACTGAAATCTTGTGTTGCAAGTTACACACAGGATATATTGACAGGGTTACCTGCTGGATGGGAGAAAGAATTGCTTTTCCTATCAGATAGGGCCACTGTTAATGGATTACCTGGTGTCAAATTCATTGATAGAATTAACACCAGTACCTCAATGGGCTTTCCCTGGAATACTACTAAAAAGAGTTTTCTAGAGTCTGCACCAGATGAGATTTACCCGGAAGGTGTCGATTTTACACCTGAGGTCTGGGAGCGTGTCCGCAAAATAGAGGAACGCTACGACGCTGGAGAATGTGCTTACGCCATTTTTACAGGTCACCTCAAGGACGAAGCAACTCCTCTAAAGAAGTGTGCCATCAAGAAAACAAGAATGTTTACTGGTGGACCTGCTGATTGGAGTTTAGTTGTTCGTAAGAAATTGTTGACTTTTGTGCGTTTAGTGCAAAAGAACATTTTCGTCTTTGAAGCAGCACCAGGTGTTGTTGTTCAATCCATGCAGTGGACTCAAATTTATGAATACCTAACTGAACATGGGAAAGATCGGATTATTGCCGGAGATTATGGTAAGTTTGATAAGCATATGATAGCTGATTTTATTTTAGCTGCATTTGAAGTCATTTGCAATATCTACAGCAAAGCCGGTTTTTCGGATGAAGAAGTTCGCGGGATAATGTGTATCGGTCACGATGTTGCATTTCCTGTTGTTAATGTGCAGGGTGATCTAGTTCAATTTTTTGGAACTAACCCATCAGGTCATCCACTCACTGTTATTATCAATTCTTTGGTAAACTCCCTTTATATGCGTTATGCTTATGCCAAATTAAATGGTGGAAGTGTAGCAACTTTCAAGGAGAATGTCAATCTATTGACTTATGGTGATGATAATAGTATGGGTGTTAGTGAATTTGCACCTTTTTTTCACACACACTAATATTCAAAAAGTGTTAGGTGATATTGGTGTTGAATACACTATGGCTGATAAAGAAACCGAATCTGTGCCTTATATTAATATCGATAATTGCTCGTTCCTTAAAAGAACTTGGCGTTTCGATGAAGATGTTGGCGCTTATTTAGCTCCTTTGGAAGAAGCTTCTATACATCGTTCACTAACAATGTGGGTTCCCTCAGGGAGTGTGGATTGTTATAAACAAATGGTGGATGTTGTAGTTGCAGCCAATAATGAATATTTTTTCTATGGTAGGGATACCTTTGAAAAACACCATAAATTCTTCCAATCTGTGTTGTCCACTCATCCAATGGATAAATATATCACAGATACGACACTGCCCTCATGGGATGAACTGAAAGATCGGTTCTGGCGGGCGTCGGGAGTAAGTTCCATGACGTCAACAACTGACTAGGCAGTCATTGTTGATGTATTAAAATAGTCTCAAGAAAATCAAAGAAATATTATGCACAAAGTTGTT